GGGTGGGTGTGGTGGTGGGTGGGGGGGGGTTGGAGTGGGGGGGTGGGGGTGGTTGATTTTGGGGTTCCTTCGGGGTGGTGTTTAGAATGGGTTGGGGGGTGGAGTTCAAGGCAACAAGGCAAGGGTGGGGTATGGAAGGGGTGGAGGAGGAGGGGGGGAGGAAGAGGCGGTTGCCGAACAGTGGGTCATTTGTGAAGGGTGATCCGCGGATACGGCCGTTGAAGGAGAAGGCGGAGCGGGAGTTGGAGCAGTCGTTGGTGGCGTTGGAGGCGGAGCCGGAGGCGATGTTGGCGGTGATGCGGCATGTGAGCACGCGACCGCCTGCTGCCGACACGACGTATCAGCAGAAGGAGTTTCGCAAGTGGTTGCGTGAGCATCGGGCGGTGTTCATGGCGAAGCTGGCGGATTTGGAGGCGAAGTTTGCGGCGCCGGAGGCGCGGGAGGCGGCGGAGGCGGTGGATCGGGGGGCGGAGCGGAGTTTGGCGTTGGTGGAGCAGTTGTTGGAGGAGGTGGAGGCGACGGTACGAGGTGGGTGATGGGGGGTGTGGGGCGGTGGCATGAGCGGGTGCCGAAGGAGTATACGGCGAACCTGCGGTATCGCAGGGCGTTGGTGCAGGCGTGTCGGGGGCGGCCGGAGTACCAGCGGGCGATGCTGGAGGCGTGTCGGCTGGACGTTCTGTTCTGGATCAACGCATTCGTCTATCAGTTCAACCCTAATGCGATGGGGGAGGGGTCGCGGGAGATTGGGCCTTTCATCACCTGGGATTTCCAGGACGAGGCGGTGCGGACGATTCTGGGGTGCATTCGGGACCGGAGGGACTTGCTGATCGAGAAGTCGCGGGAGATGGGGGCGTCGTGGCTTTGTCTTCTGGTGATGGGGCATGGGTTTTTGTTCTTGCCGCGGCAGAAGGTATTGACGATCAGCCGCAACGAGGCGGCGGTGGACCGGCCGGGGGACTCGGACGCGCTGTTCTGGAAGCTGGACTTCGTGCTGAGCTATCTGCCGGACTGGATGACGCGCGGGCGGGTGGAGCGGCGGAAGATGGGGTTTTACAACCCGCTTACGCAGTCCTCGATCACCGGGCAGGCATCGACGGGCAAGGCGGGCGTGGGCGGTCGTGCGACATGGATGTTCATTGACGAGTTTTCGCAGATTCAGGAGGACTACGAGGTTCTGCACCGAACGTCCGACACTACCAGTTGCCGGATTTTCAACGGCACGCACGTCGGCATCGACACGGCCTTCCATGAGCTGAGTCAGCGGGTGGACATCCGCAAGTTGCAGATGCACTGGACCCAGCATCCCGACAAAAAAAAGGGGCTCTACCGCTATGACAAGGCCACCAACCGCATCGTGCGACTCGACCCGCACTACGAGTATCCCGAGGACTACCGCTTCGTCCTGTCCGAAGCCCCTGCCGGAGGGCCTTACCCCGGACTGCGATCCCCCTGGTACGACCACCAATGCACCCGAAAAGTGTCCCCTCGGGCGGTGGCTATGGATTTGGATATCGACCCAGGCGGATCGCAAAGCCAGTTCTTCGAGCCCCTCACCGTGCGGCAGCTCCGCGACGAGTTCTGCCGAGAGCCCCTCTGGCAAGGGGACATCGCTCACGACCGAGACTCCGGCAAGCCGGTCGGCCTGGTGAAAGCTGAGGGGGGGCCGCTCAAGCTGTGGGTCATCCCGCGGAATGACCTGGCCCTGCCGCACGGCAAGTACGGAGCCGGAGCGGACGTTTCGACCGGAACGGGGGCTACCAACAGCGTCTTTTCCGCAGGCAACGCCCTCACCGGCGAGAAAATCCTGGAGTATGCCAACCCGCACATCCTGCCGGAGCACTTCGCGGCGGTCTGCGCGGCCCTTTGCTGGCTACTGACCGACGAGTACGGCACGCCGGCCCTTTTCGCCTGGGAGCACGCCGGCCCCGGCATGGTCTTCGGGGACCGGATCATTCAGCTAGGCTATCGTAACATCTACTTCCGCGAGGCGCACCAGACCCTCGGCCACGGCAAGCGCTCCGACGTGCCCGGCTGGTATCCGAGCAACCAGCAGAAGACCCTCCTCCTGGACGCCTACCGGGCCGCGCTCTTCCACCGGCACTTCATCAATCGCTCAGCGGAGGCGATGAGCGAGCGCGAGCTGGGGCCGTACCGCTACAACGCCCGGTCGGGGTTCGTGGAGCATCCCCACGACTGCGGCTCGGAAGACCCCACCGGCGCACGAATCAACCACGGCGACCGCGTGATTGCCGATGCCCTCGCCTGGAAGATGATGCAGCGCCTCGGGGCCGGCGGCCGCGCCGAGCCGAAACCGCCACCGGCAACGGCCCTGACGACCGCCAGCTTCGCCGGCCGGCGCAAAGCCTGGGAAGAGGCTCAGCAGCGCAAGTTCTCCTGGGTCTGAGCGGCCCTTGATCCCACGGCCGCGGCGTGCAAGAATGAAAGCGCACGTCAGAGCAAGGGAAGGCCGTGACGGCAACTGGCTCAGTACGACTACAGCATCGAACAGCTCTGCCTGGCGATCCAGAACTCGCGCCTGGCACTGCGGCAATTCCGGGAAGAACGCCAGGCAGCCGTCCGCCAGTATGCCGGCGCTCACTGGGGCGAGGACGTTCTGCGCGAGAAGGTGCCCGTCAACCTTCTCTCCCTCTACGTCAACATCGTCGCTCGCTCTCTCATTGCCAAGAACCCCCGCGTCCTGCTCGAAACCCGCACGGCGGGCAAACGGCCCAACGTGCAGGCGATGCAGGACTGGATCAACCAGGAGATCGAACGCCTCTACCTCGCCAACGTCCTCCAGCGCGCCGTTCTCGATGCCCTTTTCTGCATCGGCATCGTCAAGGTGGCCCTGGCGACCCCGGCCGACGCCGGCCTCATGGGCTGGAGCGTCCAGGCCGGCGAGCCGTTCTGCGAGGTCGTGGACCTCGATGACTTCTTCTTCGATGCCCACGCCCGCGACTTTCACCGGGCCGGCTTCATCGGCCACCGCTTCCGCGTCCCCCTCGATGTGGTCAAGAACTCCTCGCTCTACAAGAGCCGGTCCGAGCTGAAAGAGTCTCCGCACGTTCTCTACAACGAGCAGGGCGACGAAAGGATCGACTCGCTCGGACGCAGCTCCTACGGCGTCCATGACGAGTTCGAGCCGATGATCGACCTGTGCGAGGTCTACCTGCCGCGGCACCGGCTGGTCCTCACGCTCCTGTGGGACGACGTATGCGGCGCCTCCCCCGACAGCGACCTCAAGCCGCTGCGGGAGCAGCCGTGGATCGGCCCGCCCTGCGGTCCCTACCACATCCTCGGACTCGGCTCCGTGCCCGGCAACGCGATGCCCAAGGGGCCGATCCTCGACCTCATCGACCTGCACGAAATCACCAACCACGTCTACCGGAAGATCATCCGCCAGGCCGAGCGGCAGAAGTCGCTCCTGCTCGTTGCCGGCGGCAATGAGGAGGACGCCCAGCGGATCAGGGATGCCGCCGACGGCGACATCATCCCCGTCAACCGGCTCGAAGATGCCACGCCCGCCGATTTTGGCGGTCCCAACAACCTCAACACCGTCATGGCGGAAACCTTCGACCAGAAGTTTTCGCGCATGGCCGGCAACCTCGACCTGCTCGGCGGCCTCTCCCCGCAGTCCAAGACCGCCACCCAGGACAAGATGCTCAACGAGGGCGCCAGCCGCACCGTCCAGGACATGCAGGAGCGGACCACGGAGTTCGTCTCCCGCGTCCTCCGCGCCCTCTGCTGGTACTGGTGGGAGCATCCCCAGAAAGAAGTCACCGTCAAGTACAGCGTCCGCGGCATGGAGGAGATCGTCGTCCCGCGAACGGTCTACCCCCGGCAGCAGGACATGGGCGTTCTCATCCCCCCCGGCCCCCCCAACCGCCTCTACCGCAACGAGCCGTTCGAGGAGCTGGACCTGCGCGTCGATCCGTACTCCTTGCAGTACAAGACGCCCCAGGAACGGATGAACGAGATCAACCAGCTCGTCACGCAGATCATCATTCCGATGGCGCCGCTGCTCCAGGAAGCCGGCGTCGCGTTCGACGTGACCGAATGGCTCAAGAAAATGGCACGGCTGCTCGACATTCCCGACCTCACCGACCTCATCACCATCCAGGAGCCGCCCGACACGCAAACCAGGCTCCCCGAAGAGGGTCCGAGCAAGCCGGCGCAAACCCGCCGGACCTACGAACGGATCAGCACGCCCGGCCGAACGCAGCAGGGCGATACCCAGAACCTCCGCAACGCCCTGCTCGGCGTCAATCCCGGCGGCAACCCCGCGGCAACCGCCCGCAACGGCCAGATGAACGGTTCACCATGAAAAATTCCAACCGCCGGGACAACTACGTCAGCATCGACGAAGCCCTCCGCGAGCTGGGCTTTCGCATCTTCGAGCGCAAGGGCAACAACGAGCCGATCTGGATGCGCAACCGCATCCGCTACACGCAGAGCCAGGCGCTGCGGATCGCCAACTGGGAGGCCCGAACGATTCTGGAGAGGCGATGAAAGGAGTCATTCGCACCATCAAGGGCCGGACCGTCTACGAGATCGACGGCATGCGGGTCAGTCGCGCCCGGTTCTACCGGGTCTTCCGGCCCGTCTCGGACGCGGGGGCTCCCGGCGCCTCGCTGCTGGGCTGGAAGCCGCTCTCCAGCGAAGCCGCTGCCGTCCATCCCGACCAGATCGAGGAAGCGCGGGAAGATGCCCGCCGGCTCGGCGTGCCGACCGAGTTCGACCCCGAAGGCCGGCCGATCTTCACCAGCCGCTCGCACCGCCGTGCCTACCTGCGAGCCTACGGCTTCCACGACCGCGACGGAGGCTACGGCGATGGCTGAGGGGCTGTTCGACATCCCGTTCGACGTGCTGCGGGACTACTACAAGCAAGGCTTCCTGAGCGGCCTTTCGTTCGGTTGCCTGGGGGGCTTCATCCTCGGTTGCATCACGGCATCCCTGCTCCTGCGGAGATGAACATGATCCGTTTCAAGCATGCGCTCCTGGGCGTCGTTGTCCTGTCGCTGCTGCTGGCGTCGGCCGTCGGCCTTCGTGCCTTGCGCGGCCGCAGCGCCTGCTTGTGTTTCACTGCCACCGGCTGCCAGACGCAGTGCGGCTGCAAGGGCTGTTGCAGCGTCTGCCCCGACTGCACCTGCCAGGATGAAACCCGATGACCGGCTCCCGCATCGTCGCCATTCTCTGCCTGGCCTGCCTCCTCGGCCTGTTCCTGCTGCCGAGCCCGGAGGCGCCGCTGCCCGCGAACAAGCCGGCCCCACTGCCGAAGGGCCGGACCGTCGTCGTTTTCACGACGCCCGGCTGCGGCCCCTGCGCGGCGCTCAAGTCGGAGCTGGAGAAGCCCGCCGCCAGGGAGGCGCTTCAGAAGGGCAACTGGAAGCTCGACCTGACCACCGGCACCGATCCGCGGTCCCAGCGGCGCTGCCGCGTCCGCAGCTTTCCGACCACGATTGCCCTGGACGATCAGAAGGAGCTTGGCCGCAAGACCGGCGCGATGACGGCCGAGGAGTTCGCCCTGTGGCTGGCGTCGTTTGACAGCCGGGAAGCGCCGGAGGCGAAAGTGGCCGGGCCGGTGGCCCCCGACGGCAAGACGGAGATTCACTGCGATCTGCCGGGGGAGCTGCACCGCGAGAACACGGCGTCGAAGGGGCTGGGCAACTGCGTGTTCACGTCGATCCATCATGCGGCGGTCTGGCAGAACGTGCCGGCCGTGCAGGAGTTCCCGCAGTGGTTGATCGACAAGGGCATTCCGGGGGGAGGCTATCCTTCGAAGGTTGCCAAGCTCGTCCCAGAGATTTCCAGGGACCGCGGGCTCCCCGTGCCGGATTACATCCAGGTCGAGGGACCGGACCTCGAAATCCTGAAGCTCGCCTGCTCGACCGGACGGATGCCCTCGGTGACGTACAGTGTTTCTCCGACAGGCCGCTACCGTGGCCAGCGGATCGCCCACATGGTCAACCTGGTACACGCGGACGACAACTGGTTCTGCGTGCTGGACAACAACTACATCGGCTACGACCAGTTCGAGTGGATGAGTCCCGAAGAGTTCAAGCGTCCTTACGGCTCGGGGTGGGCGGTCATTCTGCTGGCGCCGCCGCCGCCGCCGGTGCCGCACAATGGTTCTCAGGAGGAGGCGAACGTGTACCTGCCGCACCCGATGGCGTTCATGGCCGCCTTGAGCGCGCTGCTTGCGCCACTGGACGCCTACGGCGGCTGGGGGTCCGGCTGCGGGCCGGTCGGCCCGGCGGTCCCCTTCGCTCCGGCCCGTCCGCTCCAGTACGTCTGGAAGCGCACGAAGTCCGGCCAGTTCGCCCTCTACCGCGGCAACCGGCAGTGCGGCGTCTACAATCCCGCGACCGGCAACTACCGCTCGGTCAGGGACGGCACGCTCGGCGAGCCGTGCGAGGCCCCGGTGAAGCTCCCCGCGGCGGCACGCCCCCTGGTCGGCCCGCCTGCACCGGAGGGTGTGCGCGGCCCCGCCAACTACGGCGTGGAACTCGACAAGCTCTACTGCCCCGACCGCCCCGTCTACCGGATCAACGGTCGCATCGTCTCCAGGGAGGAAGCGTACAAGGCGGTCGAGGGCCAGGTGCCCGACGACCGCACCAAGCCCTGTCTGACGGTCATCG